CTACAAATCTAGAATTCAAAAAGATATACACGTCTGATTTTAAAGAATACCTTAGTTTAGTCAAATTTTATAATTTATATGCCTTCATGAAACACACACATTATTCTGCAACACAACTATTACATTTCAATGAATTAAATACTAAGGACAATCATTTTTATTTTATGAATTCTGGTCAACCAAATATATTACATATAATTCAAGGTGCAACATCAAATAGAGGAAGTGATGTTGGATTAAGCTTTATGACATTATTTGTTACAACAGACGACCAATGGATTAGCCCTGTTTATGGTAAATTAAAGAAAATACAGCTAACTGCAACACAATTCCTGTGTGTTAGCTCTTGGAGAAGGTTGTCATCATCAAAACTTTCATTTATTAAAGATTCATTATACTCAACACTTTCAACAGGTTATAATACATGGTCAAGAATTCCTAAGCATTATCTTAAAGAGCCACAAAACATAAAAAGTTCCATTTTTTTTAGTACAGGATTTAGAATGTGCGTATCAATATCAACATCTCAATCGTTAGCAGAAAAATTAATGGATATAAGATATTTATTTATGGCCACAATTTCAGAATATTCTATGCCACACAAATTAATATTAGATAAATTAAAACCACCATATCCTAATTTATTTGTAAGATGGGTGGTCCAACGTATGAGATCTTATTTACCTGTTTTACATGATACTATACAAAACCCACATGCTTTCAAATTCCATGTGCCTGTATATGATTACACAAATACTAGGTTGAGAGAATCTATTGGTGGAACATGTCAGCTACCATCATTATGGTCACCCTGGATTATGACAGACATACAAGATATATTTGATGATATATTTGTTTATGTTCATACAATGAAAGAGCCATCTAGTATCTATCATGAATCTGTGAAGGCTGTGAACACCATACTAGAATTCCAAGATAAATACAATGCAATGCCAATATTACAACAATCTGGTATCCATACAGTAGATACAATGTTAAATTTGATAAAATCCAGGCAACAGATTGGTTGTTGGGTCGATTTTGTCTACAATAGTGCACACTTAGTTGCAAACAAACTCCTAGCAAACAAGAATTCACCAGAGATGCTAAAAAAATGTATGCAAGAACCTATAAGTGAGATAACTTCTACAAAATCATGTATCCCAGATTTTCAAAGGGATATGGCCAATATACCTGATACAATTAAAAAAATAAAACATAATGAAGTTGTTGAAGCACACCTTAAAGAAATTGGTGAAAACCCATTATCACGTGTGCCTATAAGAGTGATATTCAAAGAAATTCCAGAGAATTCAATTTTATCACAATCAGGAACCTCTAGACACAAGGTTCATGACTGTGTGTTAGATTTTATATCACGACATAAAGATATCAATACAGTTTTAGATCTAGCAAACTGGAACATTTTTAAAAATTCTGGCACAGTTTTAGCAGATATCTGTATCAAGTCACAATATGGGTCAAAACGTGAATTCTATGTTGTTAACTTAGGTGCTAAAGCAATGGCTAGAGTATATGAGAATACATTCAAGTGTATTGCACAACTGTTACCCCAAGAAATGATTTCTATACCAGGTGATAAGAAAATGCTGAATATGCAATCTGCACTAGATAATATCATTAGAATTAGTGAAAGAAGAGATGAATTAACAATGTTTGTAAATGGTGATTGTTCAAAATGGTCTGCATCAGAAACAATGTCAAGTTTTTGGGCATTGTGTGATGGCTTTGGACCACTAATGGAACCAAACCATAAGGAGTTCTGCAAAACTGTAGTAGCATGCTGGGGTAATAAATCTATCACTATACCAGCCTCAATATTAAGTAACACAAGGTTTATCACCAGTAAAACACAATATTTACAAAAGGGTCTAGTTATGAAGAGTACTCAAAATTTTTTACAAGGTATGTTCAATTACTCATCGTCTGTAAAGTCTGTTGCATGCACAGAGTTTGCAATACATATGTTTAAATTGATGAATCCAGAGTTGGTATTCTATTGTAATCACCTTGAACACTCAGATGACTACTGTTTATTAGTTAGAGTTGATGATATTAAGACATTTGAAAAATTCCGAATATATCACAGGTTATCACAACGATTGCATGGCATTATAGATAGTTCAAAAAAAACTAACAGCCAAAAATATATTATGGAATTCATATCACTGATGTCATTTGGTGGTCAATTATCATATCCACAAATAAAAAAAGTTAAAGAGGTTGGTGTAAATATTTCTTGTTTAGGATTTAGGACAGATGCAATGACAGTCGTATCGAGAACTGGTGAAGCAGTTAGAATTGGAACACCATTGAACTCTGCCTATGTAATGCAGTTAATACATAACTGGAACTTGTCAAACTGTTATTCCCTTTCACCCGGTATGAGAAATGATACAATTAGTTTTAATAGAAAGAATTTGCCTTTGGAAGTGTTTGGTTTACCTGATTGTATACCATTAGTTTACACAGTAACAAAAGGTAATCCAAACACATTCCGATTGTATAAATATGGAAGCAAAGAAACACAATCAATAATTAGAGGTTTATATGAACTAGGAAAAAGTCAAACAGTTCTTGAGTCTATTGAGGATTTTGCACATGTTGAAACATTAAGTGAGTTGTACACTGTGGGTTATATTCACAAGAAAATTTCTAATAAAGTGAGTGCAATTAAATCAAGGTTAAAAATCACATACCTCGATGCTATAAACTTTTTTGAGGAGAATCCTGAATATACCATAATAAAGCCAAGAAATACCCAAACATTGAAATTATGGCTTGAAGCAATGTATTTTAATTCCTCATTTTCACAAGCATATGTTAGGATTAGCCGATCTCAATTAACCTTAAGACTCTCCTACTTTGCTTCAAAAAAATGTATAATTATAGATAAAAATGAATACACAATAGGGGCAGCACAAATTGAATTGATAAAGAATGCAACTACTGTAGATCCTATGACTGCATCACAAGACTTCATGTATTGTTTAACATGTGGTGATACAAGCATACAGGCGTATTTTGATTTAACAGAAACATTAACAGTGACCACAGATGTATATAATATGCCATCAAAGACTACAATCAATTACTTACCAAGAGCTTATGATTATTTAAAGTTTGAGAACCAAGGTGGTGATGTTATCCAATATGTTATAAATAATAATAACTTCCATAATGACTATAGAGTAGGTAAAGGCATAGCATCTCTAGAACGTGATAAACTCCATTTCATGAAAAACTATGGAGACAATTCATCTTTCACTCGCAGTACTCTAAGAAATATAATGAAAGAAATTTCTATAAATAATAGAAAGCCAAATGTTGGAATGACATGTTCTATTCGTGGTTCACTGATAGATCGTTATTATATAGACATGCTTGAAAATAATAGCTATCCAAATCAACGTTACCATGCCTATCCATCTGAAATCTTTTCAATAACAGACCCAAGAACAGGTGAAGAATTATATAGCAAAAGATTTCAATTTTCTAAAACGATCAATATCCTAGCAATTGACAATCTAGTGCAGATCTATTATTTATTGTATGTTAGGTTAAGGTTTGATTTAGGCTTAGTAAGAGAATTCATCAAAAGTACAACATTTTACAACACAAATATAACAATGTATGATATTCTATCAAAAATGGGATATGATCAACTTAAAGGTCAGGGAGCAACATTAAATGATCTGAAGGCCTTTGCTTTCATGCATTCATTTGTTAATGAAAACACTGTTGCATTAAGGCAATATGTTAAAGACCATACTAATTATTTTCACTGTTATATAACTAATGAATCATCACCATTGTTTTTAGAATCAGTTGCAATTAAATTCAAACACTCTAAATTCAAAGCTTACTTAATGCAGGATGGTGAAATAGTGCTAGTATCAGACACAAAGCGATTCACAATAAATTGTATTGGGTATTATATAGCAATGAAACTATTTAATAAAATATCAAGCAGCCAATTACAAAGGAAAATAGAAAGTGGAACTAATCTTGGCATACCTAAAGTCAAATTTTCAAATATATCAAATATACTTGATTACCTTTCCTCAAGAGAGAGTGCAGTGTGTTATCAAATTAACAATAACCAGGTGAGCATTGTTGATTTTAAACATGTAAAAGATTGTGAACCCTTTCTTACATTACCGAACTTGGTTATACCTGTTAAGCTCAGTTCTGCAACATTTTATGCTGAACCAAGATTATCATATGAAAATGCAAGTGTGTATCTAAATAAACTAAAACTATACACATTACCTTTATTTGATGCAACAGATGAGATTTATATAAAGTCAAATTTTCTGCTATTTTATAAAGAGTTGAATATATCTTCATTTATAAATAGTGGATTTTTTTTAAAATATCTACAAAACAAAACATTTAACAAACAATTTATGATCAGTAAGCTATTTACTAATGATATTTTATTTAAACCAGATTTTAAAAATTTAGTATATCTTTGCCCAGAATTAACCCAAAGTGGTTTAGCTGAAATTGATTTTGTAGGATTTAATAAAATATACAAATTGGACAGCACTGACGAAGAACAGTATTTAATGAAATTAGAAGAAGTTAAACCTATTGTATTATCAACAGATTTAATACACCATGACATTTTCCCACCAATTGTTGAACGAACAAGAGAACCAATTGATCTCAGAGAAGCACTTGTGAAAAATAGCGTTCAGATGTTAATAGATTCTGATGATGAAGGTGATAATGTTTTCACTTTAATGTCTGATGAAGAATCTGAAGTTAAATTACAAAACATAAAAGAAAAGGAAAAAGAGCAACCTATTACACAACCATTGTCAACATTTACTTTTAATACAGATGTTCAAATCGATGATGTACAAATGGAAGTAAGTGATAAAGATAATGTAAAAGAGCCCATGAATTTTGATCAAGTTTATGATGAATTGATTAGCCAAACTAAAGTGGAATTGAAAGAATCAAAGACTAATATTAAAGAGTATGAACAAAGATATGATTCTGAAGATGATTTTGCAAAGCTTGAAGACGATCAATCTGAGGAAGAAATATACAGCATTGATGTTGTCAATCCTTTTCAACAGAATGTGCCTACTCAGGTAATCTCCCAACCAGTTAGCACTAGTAAGATCGTAGTTAAGCCTGATTATAATTCTGAAGATGATTTTGACAAACTTGAAGCTGATTTGTCTTCAGATGAGTCTTACAACATTGAAGTGACAAACCCATTCAAAAAAACCACACCCAAAATTTCTGATGAAGAACAAGATGATTTTGATAAATTGGATCCAGATATCTCAGACAATGAAGAACCTTTTCAATTGAATATTACATCTCCTTTCGGTCCCTCAGTCCCAATGCAACCTACAATGTTCATTAATATAACAGGCTTGCCAAAATTAGTTGATGATAAACCTAGTCTTGACAAAGATGATTATGGGGAAGAAGGTGACTATGATTTACTTGAAGATGATTTGTTAGAAGAAATAAAAATGCCCACCCCAAAAGTCCCAAACATAAACCTGGAGAACCAAAATTTAGTAGATATAAACTTGTTGAAAAATATGATGTCATCTACATTAACATCAGTTGTTGATGTAATAGATGACTCAGAAGAGCTACAAACACCAAAGTTGGAAGAATTAAGATTTAATATTGAATTAATAGATTATGACAAAAGTGAACCTAGTGTAGTTGAACCAATACTTGTGAGAGAATATAAACTTGAAAACTACCAAAGGTCTATAGATATTATAGATTATACTGATACTGATTTAGACATGACAAAGCCTGTTGTTCCATCACCAACAACAAGCAGTACATCGTCAGATGAAGATGCACCCTACTTAATAGCTAGGTATGATATAGAAATATCACAACAAAAGGACGAAAACACAGGCTATGTTGTAAAAAAAATAAATGAACTTGTTGACCCAATAACATACGTTATGTTATGTTGGTGTGGCATACAGGCTGAAGTGTTGATGTCAAACCCTAAAAACTTTTTTAATTTTTATCATCTAGCAACCAAAATCAAAATAAACATGCCAGATCTCACAAACACTCAAAAAATAACATTGACTGCAATAATTGATCTCATTAAACACAATTTTAATAAAAACACATTTGGGACTGTACAGTTTGACACAATAAATGACATCCAGGTGAGAATAGACGGTAGAAACTTTATACATTTGTTTAAACAAAAAAATGTGACAAAAAAGAATGCAGATGAATTAAAACAAAAAAACAAAAATATACAGGTGTCACCTATGGATGAGTTTGGATTTTGTACAATAACACGGTTGCTTACAAAAGAAGAAACTGTTTCATATTTTAAGAACACAGATGTTCAAATAAATTTTGATGACTTCACAACATTCAGTCACAGTGTTAGAGGGTTGGTCAAGCTTGCTAACTATACTCACCAAGAAACATTTTAAATGCCATTCAGGTGTAAACAAGTA